CGTCTCACCTGCGATAGGATTACCGACACATCCACCTGTTTGGTATGTACAGATGTTGTCAGGGAAGTAATAGTTGAATGTACCAAGTGCATTTGCGCAATAGCTGCACATCCAGGCACACCCTGTACCGGCTGAAATTGTGAATTGAACGCAACTATTGACGGGTGTAATGCCAACCATTGTAAAGTTTTCATGAGGTGTAACTGTCATTCCATTACCACCGGTTGCAAAGAGCGCAAGGAGTGTAAAAAGTGCACGAATCATGGTTCTATCTAGGGGATTGTATAACATTACTGTTTAGACTCAGAATAGCCTTCGAATTTTTTTATCGCACATATATGTAGAAAACATTAAAAACGGGCAGTTGGGACCCGCAAAGCGGGTCTCATTTACCTGTGTTTTTAAGGTTTTTGTTGGCCGGCTACCCGTAGTTCAAGGGTCTAAAATACTACAATATCCGTCGCACTCCAATTGTATTCACACCAACCAACTGCCCTGGAGATAGGTTATCATCATCACTTATAATCCATGGCGAAACCTGAACCTGCGGATGCGGCGGTTCATATCCATTAATTTCCTCACGTTCTGCCGTAGTTGTTACCGTGTCTATGTATAATGGAAATATATTCTTGATATTCCTGCGGCACATATGACACGTTTTACCGAGTTTTGATACACATGTATCACATACGACATGCCCACAATTAAATACACGATTGACTGGTTTTGTAATACAAATCGGACACTGTTTTCCACTTGCAATCCGTTCACGTTCTTCAGGTTTCAACGATTCTGCTACACCTGTAAATACTAATGTATTAATTTTACCTAATGCTGTATTGACTTGTTCCGATTCATGTTCAATATGTGTAAGCTTTTTTTGTATAGTTTCAATTTGTTTCGTTACATATTCACGAAGTTTTGCTTGATACGTATTTGTTGTTTCAATCAGTTCAAGATCTTCTACTGATGTAGAAAGATCACGTGTCATTTTAATAACCGATTCTAGATTTTCATTCAGTGAATCAATACGTGATTCATAGGCCTTTATTTCATTCCGTAGCACATCAGATTTTTTTCGTAAACTCCGAAACAAATCTATGATTTCAGCCGATTTGATTGTAATTGTTTCTTCTAGTGAGACCGTATCAATAGTTTCAGGTGTTGGGTGTGCCGCAACAACATTGATTAAATTACTATAGACAAGATCCTCAGGTTTATATTCTTTTGGTACTATCTTTTTTGCCCAGCCATTTCGTTCTAAAAAAGTAGATAAATCATCAAATTCCGATAATGATGCCATTTTTAATGTTATATAATCTAGCAACTTTAGACAGACATACTTACAAAAAAATATATTTATAGTATATATAAATATGTTTTCAGAGCTTTTCTTATTAGCTACCGGAATGTATATTGGAAAATATTACCCTGAATATGTACCAATTCCACGTATTCGTCAGGAATATATAGATGCTATTTTAGCGTATTTACGGTCCTTACAAACTGCACCAATACGTCCCGTATCAGAACCAGCCAAATAAAAAAATTATTATTTTAGACTTCAAAACTTCAAACACTCCAAACACTCTGATTGCTGATCTATTCGCACTCCTCCAAAATACCTTTTACAATAAGCATCTTTTTATCTGTATCATAAGATGAGCTAATTCCTGCAACACCTGACATACATAATTCATGTGTTGTTACAAGTAGCCGGTTAATACGATTCATCACCCGTTTCAAATTGACATATCCCGCAGGTGGTTGTTCAGGAAACGGTACATAAAACTCAATAAAGAACGTGTAGTCTACAAACGCCATACGTCCATCCGGCGTTTTTACTTCTGGATGCGGTTCCCCATCTAGAAGACTTGCCATAAACCTATTCATTTCTCCCACATTTGTGTTAATAAAGCGGGATACAGTATCACATACGTTACGATGAGCAGCAGGAATAAATTCAGGCGCATTAGGATTCAACCCACTTGCCATTTTTATGAAACGTGAAACGTGAAAAGAAGGAAAATAACGTAAGGAACAAATCGGCGTATGGCACATCAAATATACAATAACAAAACAACGTTTCAATTTTTCTAAAAATCTAATTTGTAAATAGCATACCGCCACGACCGCCAAATACCTTAAATACATTCCAAATTGTCACGTACATATATACATTCATATTTGGCGGACTAATACCGCTACGACTATTGGTGAGCCGTAAATACATTTCTTTACGTGGAATTTTATCCCAATTGGCCGTACCCGAAGGTTCATACGTATCTATCGGTATCCGTGTACCAAATGAATATGCGTAAATATAGCGATTAATAACTGCCGATTTTGTATAATGACGTGCAGGTACGACGCCGCGGTAAAAGGATCCGCCATCATGAACGCAACGTTCGTACGAATTATACATAAGGGTCGCGCCATCAAGCGGCTCCGAATAGGATGTTTGAAATCCAGGACGTACAGACCACCCAAGCGCCCCTTTCGGAATAAGAACTGCATCCGGCCACCACGGTGTCAAACATGGATTTTCAACTCCATCATACGGCGGAATTTTCGGTACTACCGCTGCTAAATCACGCGTAAAAAGAAACCACGCATTATATTGTGTAACTTCCGGCCGCTGTAATACCCATAGTAATTCTTTCACTGGATTCGCGTACGTTAACGGAATACGAACTTCTTTACCTCCTAATGTTTGTTGTACAGGAATTGTAAGATGTTGCTCTACATGATACGTTAATTCGGCAGTACGAAATGCGAGTGCTTCATATTCTTCCAAAAAAATATATTCAATAAGCCCGTAGGCATCGGTAGGTGAAAAACGGGTCGGCATTTGAATTCCAGGTATTACTTCACCGGATATTCCTGTGACTGGCATTGCTGCATTCAATGAATATAACATGGATGATCCCGTTGGTGACGATTTATAAAATCGTGATCCACGAAGTGGATAGCGTCCATCAATAACGGATGATGTGAGTAATACTGGATTTCTAACATCTGGTCGTGCTTCTGTATATATTAATTCTTCAATAGGTCGGAATGTAACATGAATACGTACAATATCTGCAGCTAGGGCTTGAATCGGTAATGCATGTGAATAAATTCCGCGCCGACTAAACCAAAACGGAATTGGAACATATACTTTCGTTCCATCCGATGAAAACCATGTTTTTGAAGTAAATCCATTCGGTGCACGACAAATCATACGATTTTTCGTAAGTACACTTTCCAATGGTTCATACAATTCATCCAGTATTTCTAACAATCGGCTATCAAGTGTTTCAACAATTACACCGCCAATTTCTAATTCAATTTGTTGAATTAGCGCGTGTCCTAGTGAATTGGTCCAACCAAATTGTGGTCCTAAGAACGTATCACCCGCGGCTTGGAGTGCACGAAGTTGTGTTGTATAAATATCCGGCATTGTGACAGCGATTGTGACTCCACTGATTAATTGGCCGATTCGTGGCAGCGTCATACTCACACGTTGTCCGAATTCAGGGACGCCGTCAAATTCAATACGATTCCATTGGGCTGCCCAACGGGTTGTTTTTCGTACGACATTTATAAATTGGTTTGCATCGGGGTTTCCTTTTGGAGGTTGCAGACGAGTATCGGCAATGCCAGTACTGATCAGCGTTAAACTTTGTGCGGGTGTGGATGCCATCCTATAGCCTCTTGCTTTTACGTGTTTTTTTGGCACGACGACGACGACGCATAGTGCGGCGGCGGCCACCTTTTAATCCGTAATAACGGGCCGCTTGTTCTCTTTCTAAAGGCGTTGAGCCACCTGACATAATATTCATAAAAATTGTTTGTATTTCGGCGGATGGAATTGGAATAGGGATTTCTAATTTTCCAAAGGAATCTATAATTGCAAACATTCTTCGTACTGCTTCATCATAATTTGTTTTAGAAACATCCTTGAATGCATCAAAATAACCTTGAAGTATAGATACTTTCTTATATCCTCTATCTTTAGAAATTGCGATTATAGTTTCCATAAATTTTGTAAAGGCAAACATTGTACTACCACGACTTGCTTTACCGCTTCGTTCTCGCATAACTAAATTTTCAAACTCGGATTTCAAATTAAATAGTAAATGACTAACATTTGGCATTTTACCCAACAACGTCAAATGACTAACATTTGGCATTTTACTAGGATCAAATCCACCTGCACCACCTCCAGCACCGCCTGACGACATATTTTACTCAGTCAGTATATAATTCTTTTAATGTTCGGGCACTTGGATCATTTGCACCTACGACCCATCGTGGCATCCACATATGTGGAATTAGTGTGGCGGCCGCGCCGTAATGTTCTTCAAACATAGTTCTATACAAATACGCCTCCTCCGTCTGTGGAGGGTTATGCCACCCAAGTGTATTTGTACGCACCCATTCCATATTTACACCTGCTGCGTGGGCTTTTTCTGTACACCGTTTATACCATGAATCTTCCGTGGATGATACACCATCACTAAACGCCTCCTTTTTACGCCATAGGACTTCTGTAGGTAAATAATCGTCATCGGCAAACGCTTCACGTAAAATTGCTTTCTCTACTTGTACACCTTTGACCGGACGACGATACGCTGTCGGGAAGGATCGCCATGTCGCAACTACATTTTTATCCAAAAATGGCGTACGGGCCTCTAATCCATGTGCTGCCATAGAACGATCACTTCGTAATACATCGTACATATGTATTTCCTCCAGTAAACGTTCCGATTCCGCTTCAAATTCTTCGTCACTTGGTGCCGCATACGAATAAATATATCCGCCACCAATTTCATCACTTCCATCTCCATTAAATACAACTTTGATATCTGTATTTTCTTTAATAAATTTTCCAATCAACCAATTTCCGACAGATGCACGTACACTTGTAATATCGTACGATTCAATATCGTGAATTACTGCCGGAATCGCATTTAAGAAATCCTGCGGCGATACAATAACGTTATGATGTATTGATCCGATTTTATCAGCCACCAATTGTGCAAATTTCAAATCGGTTGATCCAGGCATTCCAATACTGAATGTATGAAGTTTTTGTCCGTGTTTTGCTAATTCACGTGCCGCAATTGCTGCAATTAAACTTGAATCTACACCCCCGCTCAGTAACGCACCAATAGGACGATCACTCAATAGACGTTTTTGTACTGCTGAAACTAGCGCGGCACGTAATGCAGTACGGGCAAAGACGCGATCTTGAAATACGGCTAGTTTAACATGTGGAACACTATGATAGCGAACTTCCTTCTCCAATTTCATAGATTCAATATTGTATTGCCGCCAAGTTCCCGGCGGGAATATTTGAATTTCTGTACATCCTTCGGGAAATCCTTTTATTTCTGAACTCCAAACAATTGCGCCTTCACGTGTTGTTGCCTGAAATAGTGGACGGACACCGTACGGATCACGTGCAATATAGACAGAATCACCAGATACAAATACAAATGCAAACACACCATCAAGTGCGCGGCATACCTCGGTCATTCCTAGACGTTGCGCTAATAACGGAACGACTTCACAATCACTACTTCCAGTATGAAGTGGAAGCTTCCATCTGGCTTCAAGTTCTTTATAATTATAAATTTCGCCGTTACAAATCAAAAATGTGACTGTGCTTTCAAACGTTTGATTCCCTGCTTCTGTCAAGCCGTTGATTGCAAGTCGTGTAAATCCAAGTACAATATGTTTGGAATCTAGATAGCGAATTGCCGTAAATTCTGGACCACGCGGTTCAAGTTGCTTTACGCAATCATGAATACGTGTTTGCTGCGAATACGTTCCTAATAATGCCCAGATTCCACACATTTTAACTATATGTCATACATAAATATTGTTTTAGATCACGCGCTGCGTACAATAATGCAAAAATGGGTATTTTTTTGCATTTTGGTTTTTTATGGTTTTTTTATGGTCAATGCGTATTACTCGTCACCGCCACCCGACACAGGAGCCGCCGCAGACGGTGTACCCGGACGTTCTGCTCCAGCTACCGCCTCTTCATCTTCGGCGGCAGCGTCGGTATCAACCGCCGTACTTGGTGCCGTTGCAGACGGTTCAATTGGGATCGCACTCATACCAACGCGCTTCATGGCCTGACGAAGATCCCAGTTGATCACAAAGAGCATTTGTGCAATATCACGCTCGTTCATAAATGCAAGACACGCCTTCCAATCCAGCGACTTTCCGGTCGGCTTCAGCGTATTCAGGTATAGGTTGTGAAGACTGTAGACCAGAGGCCGGTACTTGGGTGGAATCTGCGTCTTGGGTGTATTCCGTGCCTTGAAGACGGCAACATACATCTGGTAGATCTCATTCGTTGCCGTCTTCCAGCGTCCGATCGTTGCATTCGCCTGGCTACGCTCCTCAGGAAATAGGGTGAGGTAGCCAGGAAGCATACCAGACCGCCAC